ACGACTCTAAACGACAATACTTATTAATGTAGCTACCAGATACCCGTGACATACCGGGTCTACGCTTTAAACCGCCATGAGGCATGATGACTACATTCTCGGCGGCAGAGCATGACTTGTAATACTTCTCTAGCTCGGTGCGTCCTGCTAGTGTTTCGCTAATCTCACCACCAGTAAAGTTAGTCTGTAATACTTTAGTTCTCATATTACCACCGAATCGAAGTAAATGGACTGTCAAATACTCCTGCGTTAGGTCTGATAGTAGAGTCAATGTTCTTAGCTGAACGTAATTGTTGAGTGAATAGCTGTTGCATCTCACCTAGTCGGGTGCTATTACCAGTGACTGGAATAGCGAACTGCATAGCTAAGTAAAACTCCATAGTCTTAGCAAACCATAGAGGCAACTTACTTTCATCAACACGGTATACATAGTCAAGGTCAATACTAGAGCTATTTGAAAAGATACGGTCATCGTAAATCTCATAATCTCCAACTGGATATACGGTGATAACTGCGATACAGTCCGTAGGGATTTGATATTGGTGCTGATATTGGTTTAACGGAGTATCGGTAAAGCGTGAAAGTGGTGATTTCTTTGAAGCAAAACGCCATCGGTGCATAGATAGAATGTTTTGATAGCTTGATTCATATAGATTTGAAGCGGTTGTAGCTCCTGCTCCCGGGTCATCGAATGAAGATATAGGAGCATCCCCTAGTAAGATGAGGGCATTTGAGCAGATTGATACTTTGGAAGTGGCCATAGGCTCCCCTTTAATTTATTAACGATATTTTAACACATTAAAGAAGAGAGGGTAAACCCCTCTAATGATTACGCTAGTGCGATAACGATTGTAGTGACATGTGTACCATCATTGGTAGCAACACTCATAAGCTGTGCGCCATCAGAACAACGAGCGATAATAAAATCACCAACTGCAAGTATCTTAAGCGCCCCATCAAGATAGTTAGCACCAAGAGTCAATAACTTTGTATCAGTAGATAGCAAAGAAAATAATTGAGGAGCATTAGAACCCCCACCTGAAATACACTGTAAATTTTTACGTACAAATGCCATAGTAATTCCTTTATGTTAGAGAGTAGCTTACGCTACCTCTGTAGATTGTACCTTAACGATACCAAGAACGTCACGAGCAATAGCGCCTGACTTCATCTGACCAGCAGACAACCAAGATTTCTTCTGAGCAATCCAGTCAATCTTAGTGCTAATGTCCATACCTACTGCAAGACCTAGTGCATCCTTGTGGAACGCAAAACCATCACGAACCAAACCAACAGTAATTGGCAATCCACCCTCTGCACGAGTTTCAATTACTTCAAACTTGAAGCCTACGAAAGTATCAAGCTCACCATTAACCAAAGCTTTAACGCTGTTGTAGTCAGTAGAAGTTACTGGAGTTTGTCCAAGTAGTCCTTCAAGACCAGCTGCAGAGATAAGCATAACACGACCGTCCATAGGCACGCCTTGGTCATCCAAGTAACGCTTTGCCTTACGGATTTTATCCATATTCATACCAGTACCAGCACCACCAACGTCAGTACCAACAGTACCAGCGTATGAACCAGCGTTAATACAAGCATCGATAATCAATTGGTCAAGACGACGACCTAGAGCGCTAGAGATAGTTGAAGCAAGTTCATTAACCTCATCAAAGTTTACTTCTTTTTGATCGAAGATGTCTGAATATTCATCAGCATCCCAGTTAGTCAAAGTACAAGTAATCAAGCTATGTGCGATATCCATTGGGATAGTGTCAGATGACGGAGCTGTACGCTGTGTAGCAAGTCCTTTACCCATTGCACGGAATTTGTAAGTATCACCTACAATGTTATTACGAATGGTTACGTAATTACGAAGCTTACCAGATGTTTGGAAAGCGTGTTTTACCATATCATCAAACTGAGTTGATGCAACTGCTGAGAGATTTTTACTCATTGTATGTCCTTATAATAGTGTTATTTTAAATTACTATTGTGGGTACTTTTCAGGCCACTTCTCGACACCGTACTCTGATAGGGCCTTTCGGGTATCTTTCAGACATACAGAACTCGTAATAAAATCATATCACATAATATAAAGATAAAAGTACGCTACATATTTAGATAGTGGACTGGCAATAGTGTTCCAAAGATAAACCCGTAGGCTTCAGTGTTATTTGTGAATGCAGTAGCAGATAGATATAAGTCAGTCTTTTCCATGAGTGGAAAGTAAGCTGCACGCTGAGTTACTGTAGTCCTATATGTAGCTAGGTGCATGCCCATCTTAAATACTGAAGTTCCTGGATTAGAGAATAAAGCATTTACTCTAATGCTATCTGGGGTAGGTGTACCTCCACCAAACTCATTTACCAATAATACATGGCCTGCTGGAACTGTATAAGTAGCAGAGTGCGATATTTGATCCTCTACTATGACCATATTTAATGTATTTATTCTAGCTGGTACTCCTGCTACTGGTACTGCTTCTGTACCTGCATATACATTACCAACAAATGCAGTACTTCCCATATTCTCTATGCTTGCCACACGTCTAATCTGTATAGGTAATGTAACCGCATTCTGACCATTGAGAGTTACCCCATATTCTTTTATATCATAGTTTATATCAAGGACTCTAATTTTTAATACATTACCTACATCCAATGTACTTGCTGATGATATATAACATGATACTGGATTAGCTGGGAATATACCAGTAGTAGATAGCGTACCATCAAGAGGCCATAGCACTGCTGTGCTTCCTCCAGCAATAGCAGGAGTATGACCAAAAATATAAACTAGCTTTGCGTCAGGTATTTGCCCTAATGCCACATTTGCCAATAGGTCAGTAACTGCATCTCCGCTAAATGTATCTAGTCTTTCATTTGGCAAAATCATATTATCGTCCGTAGAATTCTTGGTAAGCTTTGTCTACCATCTTTTTGTACTCAGGGTCGATACTAGACTTTAACTGTCCATTATCGTTCTTAGCGAACATCATCTCACGAAGTTTATTTCCATCCATCTTAGCTGATGCAGTGACACTATCAGGAGCAACAGCTGAACCTTGCATCTTCTTCATAAGTGCTTCTACTACTTCAATGCCAGCAGCAGAAGTTACCATCCCATTAAACGTATCTTGTAAGTGTGAAGGCAATGCAGACGTAGCAAACTCTTTAATCGCATTGATACGATAATCAGCGTTAGTGCCAAGTAGCTCTAGCTCTTTAGCTCTACGTCCTTCTTCTTGTGCTTGTTGAGCCTCAACGTATGATGCTATCAACTCATTAGCTACTTCATTAGAAGCATTGCTCTTACCTAGTACATCAAGTACAGCCTTAATCGAAGGGTCATCAGAGTTTACTCCTAGTTCTTCATTAAGCTGATAGCCTTCTTTAGGAGCACCTACGAAGCCACCAAGACGTTTCTCTAGTTCAGTATATGCCTTAGCTTGCTCTGATACGCTCTTGTACTTAGAGTCCTTAAACCATTCTGGCTTTTCACCTGTACCGGTAATATCATCTCCCCACATCCATGATGCTGGAGCTTCTGTTGTTTCAGTAGTTGTTTCTACTGCCTGAGTATCAAATACTTGTGGAGCTTCACCTATTGACGGTGTGCTAGTTTCTGCTGTTTGGGCGCTTGTATCGGTATCCAACATATTATTTCCTTAGTAGTTTTTTAAGATAAGCAAATACACCACTCTCTGTTGATTGTGGGTTCTTAGCATATTCGATCTGTATGAGAATTTGACGAATTAAATCGCTTCTTCCCTCACGTATTCCTTGGGCGAAAGCATCTTCACCAGGTCTTACGATAGGCTTAGTAAGAAACTTATTAACCAAGTCCTCTAACACTCGTTGTCCTGCATCTGTACCGAAGCATGAGAAATACATTGTTGCTATCTCTGATGCTTGGCGTACTTCATTGTCACGGTCTGTAATAGCTTCTAGGCTTTCCCAGCTCATAATTTACCTTTCAATGTTAGCATGCTTTTTATGTTTCCAGTCTTAGGAGGCATATCTTCTTCATCATCTGGTTCTTCAAATTCTTTTTCTTCCCAAGCACTGCACGTTCTAAGGTTATGGCATATAAAGTCAAACTTTACACAGTATCCTCTACCACCTCCATCTTCATCTAATGAGTCAATAGGAACTATACTCATATATTCCATAGCACGAGTAGTATTATTAAAATACTCACAGTTAGCACATAGTCTATTACGGGCTTGTTCTTCAGGAACTCTCCATATTTTTGATAGTTGAGTCCAATACATTTTATTTCCATCAGGATATATTGAAGTTACTAATGGCCCTAAGCTATAGTTGTCAAGTACTAACTTCAGGTTTTCCTTATTTATTCTAGGAGTTAGTTCTTCCATCACTGTGGTTGTCCTTGTTGTGCTTGTGCCATAGCCTCAGCGTTCTGTGCAGTCTGCTGTGCTAGTTCTTGCTGTTCCTGCTTACTTCTTAGAAGTGTAATCGGAACTCCTAATTTGTCTGCAATAAACTTAGGCACTTCTTCCATCTTAACGGTAAGTTGCATAAGCTCAGGCCCTAATTGTACCATGTGTTGCATGAAGTTATCTAATGCTGATAACTCCTCAATATCTTGTGAACGGCTCATAGGTGACGTGAACTTAATCGTTACCTCTTTACCATCTACACGGAACTCAGGTAGCTTCCCTTGCTTCTTTAGAATATCAACAACACGCTTTAATAGTGGCTCTAGTAGCTCAGACTGCATACGGCCAAACGCTGATGCTGAGGTCTGTACTAAATCTTCTTGACGGATACCCATCTCAGTAGCAGTACGTACTGGAGTTTCGCTTAGTTGTCCAAATGGTTGAGCAAACATAACATTATTGATAAGTTCACGGTACTCTTGGATAATAAGCTGTGCCATGTTAAAGTCACCACTACGCTCTAATGGTCTAAGAGTTGGATTATCAGTTGCATTACTACCAACGGGAATAATAGCACCAGGCTGTAATCGTAGCGTATATGGATTGATTACACCATCATCACTTGCTGTATAGATACCGCTTACAGATAGTGCCGCATTACGTAGGTTGAACTCTACGATCTTATTGAGTGTCATAATGTCAGGCAATAGCGTCATAATACGACCACGGCCAATAGTTTCACCCGGTATTACACTTTCACGGAATACGATAAACGGGTTAGAGTCTAGCGTTTCGCTGAATAAGATATGTTTCTCTTTCTCATGGAAGATTACGTGCTGGTACTTATCCTCTTTCTGTTTAGTCTCAAACTCATACACACACTCGACTAGCTCAACCTCTACACTACCATCTTTAGCTAAGTCTTTCTCCATGTTCTGTGATAGTTTAGCATTAGGCCATATCTCTTGAATATCACGTAGTGCCATCTTGAATTCACGGAATACATTATCGATCTTACCTTGTGATGTTTTCTCAGGGATAAGCTCAGATAGTGATATACAGCGAAACTTCAATGAGGTTTTAATGCCGTCACCAGCCTCTACAAGTATAGCACCAGTAGATACACCAAGGTCTAAGAACGCCTCATGTATCTGTGTATCAAAGTTAGAGTGATTAATATTATCGAATATGATTTTAGTAGCACTCTCTAAATACTCATTAGCTTTCTCTTGTTCTTCCTCTGGGATATCTGTACCAGCTTTAAGGACTAGCCATTGCTTCCAAGGCGGTACGACTTGTGACTGCATACGGTTAGCATACTTCTGTAACGCAATAATAGCAGTTGAGTCAAATACCTCATGGTTCTTCTTCTGCCCCGGTGAGTACATATCAAGCGTTTCACGCTCAGGCATAGAATACTTGTAGCAGTCTTTTAAATGACTGCGCCACATATCCTTATTGTTTTTGGCGTGTTCTTTTCGCTTGATGATCTGTTCTAGGTTCAGCTCTTGCATCTTCTTCCTTTACTTGGCATTTACAGTTGAGCTTATCGAATGATTTGCCCGGCTCAATGATGGTTCTATCTTGGCACTTCTCGCACCAAATGATTGTGTAGTTCTGTGTTTGAAACATAAGTTACCCTAGTGTTGAGGTTGTTGCAGGTGTAATGCCTAGCTCTGTACCTGACAGTAAACTACCGCGTCCTTGCTTCTTTAGCTCCATACGCTTACGTCTAGCATCTAAGTCTGATTGAGCTGATGCTTGTGCTTCTCCTAGTGCTTTCTGCTGCTCTCCTTTAGCTGCCTTCTCTGCGCTTGTTTCACGCCCGGTCAATCCTCTAATGGTATCACTGCTTTCAAGTTTATTATAAACTTCACTAAGGCCTCCTGTAGCGACTCCTTGAACTAATCGATTATTTGCAATAGATTCTAATGGCTTAGTAATAGCACTTAAAAAACCCCCTCCACCCATTTGTGACTCCTTTTAATATGTTTGTATAGCTGATAAGGACTCCATACGAAAGGCGCATGAATTCCTAGAACTTGTTTCACAATTGTAACACAAGTATCAGGCGTAGGTATCCACCACCACCACTTAGCTCTTGGCATACGTTTACTCTTAACTTTAATGATGATGCCATCTCCTATATGTTCCTCTATCTGCTCTAGCGTAACAGTACCAAACTGCACATACATTTTGCCATGCTCCAATACTGAGTATTGGTTCTCATTGATAGGATAAAAGATGAAGCAATGAGTAAAGCCTTGCTTCTCGAACTTAGCATATAACCCACTATCATTGCCTATAAACGCTACATAGTACCACTCGTTAAGCATTAGAACACGCTCCAATCGTTAGCTTTAGCACTGTACCCATTATCAAACGCTTCTTTGAACTTAGAGGATGATACAAGCTCACGTGTACCACCTATGCCATCGACCAAGTAAGCTAAGGCATCTGCTACGTGTGAATAGCTATTCTTATCAGGAGCTTCTGCGTAACGCTCACCGCTTACATTTACACGCTTGTATTGATATGACCCAGCTAGAGCCTTACGTATATGCGTACACTTATCACTTACTACAAGAGAAGGAAAGCCTTGAATGATAGTGTTAAGCTTCTTCTTCACAGCTTCAATGACTACACTTGGCTTATTGGTTGAAGCTGTACGTACTGACAGACCAGCATTGCGCCATACCATTACTTGCGTACGATCATCAAGCTGTGTACGTGAGTTGGCGGCAGGGTCTAGATATATCTCATGTTTAAAGCCATCATAGTTTGCTAGTAGATGATTGGCTACAATAGTTCCAAACTCAGCACTTCCAATATCATCTGATATTAACTCATCAAACACTACCAAACGCCCGAACTTATCTACTTGACCTATGAGTATGGCTGAGGTTCTACCGTTATCTCCGCCTATTACAAGTGGCAATAACTTATCAGGTGGTGCAAGCTTATTATGCTCTACACAGTGAAAGCGATCATTGTACTCAGGATACACTGGCTTACCATGAGATAGCGGTATGAACTTACAGCGTATCATTACATCTGTCCAGTCTTGTGGTTTGCCTTTGATAAAGCCTCGATAATACTCATACGGTAGATTATCAAGGTTTTCAGCTAATGGATTAACCTCCCCATCTTCAAGTATTGCAGCAGGTTGAATAAATACATGATGATTATCAGGTCTATTCTCGAAGAACTTCTTATACATCCAATGCTCGTTATCACAGGCATTACTATCTGCCCATGCTTGTGGTTTAGTTGCACCAACACCGCTTGACATAGCAGGATAACGCCCAAGTCGTGACGTAACATTATCTAGTGCCTCTCTAGGTAACTCACGTAGCTCATTTAGATAAGCGTAGGTAATCTCTAGTGAAAGTAGCTTCTTCATGTCATCTGGTTTATCTAGTGATCTGAATAGTATCTCGGCGTTAATATCTCCATGCTGATAGGAGGCAGTTAGGTTACCCCAATTGAATTTGAGCGTATCACCGAACCACCCAGCGAATGACTTGATCGTGGTATCTTTAAGCTCCGCGTATGTGTTACGCACTACAACGGTGCGTGTGTATCTAATACCATCAGCGCTAGGTAGTTGTTCATGTATTAACTTTTGCCACTTAATGATTGAGCCAAGGGTTTTGCCTGAACCAATAGGACCAACGATAAGCGATACAAAGCCGTTTTGTTTAATATACTTTGCAACAGTGGGTGACGCTTTGTATTTAATTACTTTCATCGCCCAAGTCTATTTGGAATGTGACACCTACTGCACCGCTAAGCTCAGTTTTGCTTACATCAGTAAATAGTGCGATTGTCTTACCTAATAGCTCTAATGCTTTTAGTTTGTCATGGGTTCGTATCTCTTTAATCTCTGCCCAATCTTCTTTATCTTGCCCTTGTTTCTCGATACGTTGTTTAGTAGAATGAATTGCACGAGTAATTTCACTGCCTAATTGCGACATTTCTTTAAGAGTACCATCGTCGTTATAGAGCTGTCCTACATCAAAAAAAGCTATCCTAGCTAATTCATCTATTACTTGTTTTGCTGATACTTGCGCTGCTACTACTACTGGTGCGCCTAGTTCTTTTATCCTTAGTGCTATGTTAGCGTCTGATAATAGCTTACTTGCGTTTACTGTAATACTATCTGGCTTCATCTTTTCAGCGTTATATGCTTGACGATATGCTTCACTTGCATTACCGGTTTTGATGTATGCCAAACAGAAGTTCTCTTGTTTTTGAGTGAGTGCCATTATGACTCACTCACAATAGGCTTACCGACTTCATCAGCTTTACCAGTAGCTAAGAAGCGGATTATCACATCACGTCTAGCTATCTTAAAGTCAAGCTCTTGAATAAGTCTAGCATCATCTATTGCATTGTTACGCATTGACTGTATTGTAGCTTCTAAGTATTCAATCTTGTTGAGTAGTGATTGTTGGTTCATTATTTATCCTCTGTAAATACATAGTGTCTATCTGCATAGTGTATTTATCTAAAAATAAGTTAGATATATTTTTCATGACCTTAGATGGTCTGCCTTTTACCCCATTCTTTTTTAGCTCCAAGGATACAGCATATAGGTCATCATCGAACAGCTCACATACTAAATAGAACTTATCGACAATATCCACTCCGCTACTCCTTAGATTTGAGTGTTATATTATAGCATTTATTTATATAAAACTAACATTTTTTCGCCATAAATTTGGCGTACTCTTTATGAAGTTCCATTGCCGGCACATTATACTTTGTCGCTACTATAATAGCTGACTTACCCATCTCTTCTCCATACTCGGCTAAAGCTTTTTCCATATTTAGTTCGTTATACCCTATTTCTTCATACTGTAGCATTTTTTAATTCCTTTTTTAATTTAGCTTTCGCTCTATAATTGGCGTTATATCTTTCACGCTGTTCATCGGTTAAAACTCGTTTCTTCCCTTCTGTCTTACACTTTGCTCTCCATCTTTTGTTGCTTTCAATGACCATTAGTCTTTTTTCTTCATCGCCCATTTTAGTGCGTGGCAGTATTCCTTGCTCCCTTCTCTTCATTGTTTTATAGTCTTTTACTTTTTGCTTTTGTTCTTCCGTAGGTGGTTTGCGATACCATGTCCCTTCGGCTTTCATTTTCTCACGTCTTGATTTTTCGTACTCATAACGCTTTTTCTTTCGTTCTTCTTCGCTCATTTTTACCCTTACATTTGGGCTTTTATTTGCATGATACTTCTTTAATGCTCTATCATTGTGATAAGCTCTTTTTTGTTCGGCACTTAATCCGCTTAAATCAGTACCGTTATTCTTTTTTGGCTGTGGGTTTTCTTTAGCTCTTGATAATCGGATGCGCTTGATTATAGGCTTTACTTTATCGTGATTTTCGATTGTAGGCTTCATCGGCTTTTGTTGATTCTTTGGTGTAATTACTAGAGGCTCTATTCGTTCCTCTCCGATATTCATCATAAGATTAAATTGTTCTTCTGACATTGGAACTTGTTTAAATCGTTTCATGTCTGATTTATAGCTGTCATAAGTCATTGTATCTCTTCCTTTTTTTGAATCCAAAAATCAACGGCGGCTAATCTTTTATTGACGATAACCCCTTGCGCTACAAATATATTAGAACCATCACGCTTCGATACTTCCATAGCTGTGTTCATTGATCCTGAGCGGATTAAATGTTCGGCTCTTTCAATGTGTGTGTTGATATATTTTGTAATTGTTACTAACTCATCTTCTGTGAATATATGGCGCATACTTTGCATTTCATATAGGTAGTTAATGCTTTTCATCTTGCACCTCTACCCATGATCCCATTATGTCATCGGAGTCCATACATTCAGCAACATTAACAATATCTACCATACTATTTTTATGTGGATATTTTCCAGTTATGACAAATAAAACATCACCATCTACAAAATAAACCCAATCATCTACAAAATTTTTACTAACTGGACTCATTTTCTTACCACCATAGCGCATTAAATATAATGCCCTTGAAAATGTATATGTAATTTCACCGTTCATCTATTCCCCTTTATATTCGTTGTAAAGTTTTTGTGCGTATTCTCTTTGTACTTCGATAGGATATGTTTCTCTCCATCGCTTAGGGTTACCGTGAGGGCTTAGTTCTCCGTTTCGGTGATGTTCTTCACCACACAAACAAATCACGAGCCTATCATCCTTTAAATCGCTTGATGTGAGTTTTATGTGATGGAGTTCAATTTTATTACTACCGCCACACACGAAACATTTTTGAGGCTGACTATGTAAGTATGCGAGATACTTTTTATCAACAAACGGCTTTTGCTTTAGTGGCGCATGGCGTTTGAGTTGTTCAGCTTTACTTAACATCTTGAATCACGTTTAGTATAGTTGCTATCCCAAAAAATAGAACATTTATAGCAAAATTCTTTTTTATCTTTTTCTTTTGTTGATGATAGATATTTACAACCTAAACAATCTTTTTGCGCCATTGACTCTATGATTACGTCTTTGCCTTTTATGATTAAAAAAAGTTCTTCAACACGTGCTTCAAGCCTAGTGATGTACCATCTATCTAGTTCTAATTCGCCTTGCATCATACGCTCTCCTTTAAATATCTATATACGTGCTTGGATAGAATATCGTTGTATTGATCGGTTACTATCCGTGTTACTTTAGGCTTAACATCATCTTCAATAGCTAAAAAAGCCATTCGTGTAATATTGCTCTCTAGGTTCTTAATCTTTGATAGCCAATCATACTCATTATAAAATAGAGTTTCTATCATTGTCGGCACGTTTGCGACTATCTCCTCATCTTTGTATAGTGTAGCTAATTCATCCCATACATCCATTTTGATAGCCTCTATATCATCCACTATCTTATTATGCTTTTTGCACTCTTGGAGCATAATTTTAACGATTGATGATACAGACTGCATAGCTGATAACTTTTTCTTTAAAAGAATTATTGCTTTCAGCTTCAATACAAATATGTTGCCATAGTTTTCTAGCGTTTGGGTTACCAATCATTTCTTGGTCAATGTTAAATACTACTAAATGATATTGTAGTAAACTTTTTCCTTGTTGTCTCATCTAATCCACCTCTTTTTGATATTTTAAAATAGTAACATTGTTTAGCTTAATTAAGTATAAAATAGTTTTACACTTTAATGCTATTTATCGCCACACGTATTCTTTCGATACGCTCTTGTTTACTTGGCTTTCTTCGTCTAGCGTTTTTAGCGGCGTAGTAGCAACTTTTACATTCCGCACGTAGTTTATCGCCTAGCTTTGGGAATTCGCTTTGTGGCTTAGTTTCTGTGCATTTGGCGCATTGTTTCATAGTTCCTCAATCTCGATTAGAATACCATCGGTTTGTGCGTATTGTTTACGTACTTGCAAAAAACATACCTGTGCATCATCCACATAAGCTATACCGTTTAGCGAATCTTTGATTCCTTTTGCTAAATTATCACTGTCTGGCTTAAATACGTGCCATTTAGCACTTTCTTTTTTTGCTTTACTCCATGATTTAGGAATAGCAAAGAAAAATTCAAGCTTCATATAAATAGGCTTTTCTGATACGCCAAATTTATGTTGAGCCATTAGCGCAATAGCTTTTTTATAATTAGTGTACTTTGGGTCGTTATATGTTCCGTTACGTGTTACCCTTGGGCGTGGCGCAGCCATAGGGGCAATAGGGATAAATATACGAGTCATTACAATCTCGATTTTATTACGTCTAATAAATATTGAATGTTATATAAATACATCCAAATTAAACTAAATGTAATAACCATGTCATACCATCGGTAAATAGTTGGAACTCCAAACATTTTTTCAATGTTATAGGCTATCAGATCAATAATAAACCGAATAATTACATAATTAATAAATAAGCGTATTGCGCTAAACTCTGCCAATAAAAGCATATTTACCCAAAAATCTTTTATTGTATCAATCATTTTTTACCACGATTCTTCCGTAAACATCCGCATGACTTAGTGCCACCGATTGCTACGTTATTGGTGTACGCCTCGAACACTTCACCGCAAAAGCATTTATAAAGTCCGAAACGCTTCTTTTTTAAAGTGTTTGCCGTTAATTTCATCCCTAAATCTTTGATAAGTTCAGGGGGGGTGTATTCGTTCATTTTTGTCCTTTAAAATGGGATATTTGATTCGTCGATGTCAATCTAAGGGAGATTATTTTCTGGAATACGTACTGGCGATGGCTTTTGATATGACCCACTTCCAGTGTTATTACCTTGCTGATCTGTATAATCAACTGGTACATCACCATTAGCATAACCACCGCTATTATTTTCCCCATTGTTTTTGCTATCCAGCATTTGCATCGTTTCAACGATAACGGAGTGTTTAGAGCGCTTTTGTCCGCTTGTCTTATCAACCCATTGTTCAAAGCTTAGGCGACCTTCTACGAGTATCTTTGACCCTTTGCGTAGGTATTGATTCGCTACTTCACCGCTACGACCAAAAAACGTAATGTCTATAAAACACGTTTCCTCTTTTTTCTCACCATTTACGGTGAATTTTCTTGAAGTTGCGATTGCAGTGTTTGCTATTGCTGAACCGTTTTGAGAGTATCTGAGTTCGATATCTCTTGATAAATTACCAACTAGAATTACTTTGTTAAACATTTATTCCCCCATCTTATATGTGCTTGTTATCAACCGTTCTTCTACATAAACTGGGGTTATTGCTTTTGATTCAGGATTGAGGCACATTACATACGTTCCCTCTGCTGACGATGGAGAATATAAACCATTTGGGTCTGCCATAGGGTACGAAACGTTACCATATTGTGACGTATGAAGCTGTTGAGGGTTCGTGTATTGAGTGGCATAAGGTAAAGGATAACCAATGGAATCACAAAGTTTATGGAGGTTACCATTCATATCACGCATATATGTGTATGTTCGTAGCCCTTGGTTATCACGCATTTCTAATATCATCTTCATGTTCTTTTTCTCAGTAAAATTGACAATCGACGGCATACCAGTAGATTGAACCGCAATTTTAGTCTTCTCTTTTTGTTGTCGTGCTTGTAATTCCTCTCCACTTTCTTCTACTTCACACCCTGCAAAAATAACAGATAAAGCCAAAGCCATCATAAAAAATAAACCTTTTTCATTGTAAATCTCCTGCGCTCATCATTGAGCTATAAAATGGCATTAAATGCGTAGGCACTTTTTCCATTGAGAAGTTAGCAAACTGATGTTGCACCGTCGATTTAATCATAGCCTTTGCTTGGGGGTCTCCTTTTTGATATTCTATCTGATAACGAGATAGGTCACGTACCGAACCATCAACATATTGTTGAGATTCCATAAATGTTTTTTGGTCGATATGACGACTCATTGGTTGCCCAAAGTATTTAATACCTAGCGATACTGCCGATATAATAACTATAAACCCAACTACTCCTATAATAGTCCAAAAGTATTCTTTCATTTTATCCCCTTAATTTATTTAAAATTTGTCTTACTTTTTGCGCCCAATATGTACGCTTCCGCTATGGCATCTTCCAAGAGGTCTTTTATCTTTTTTGGAATTGCATAGCCTTGTGTAAATCTTCCGACTATTAATCTCATATCAAAACCGCTGTCGATCTTTACACTTTCAAATAGTGAGTCGATTTCTTTACTTGTCATTTTTTACCATCGGTGGTGGCATTTTCTGAATGAAGCCAGTTTTTATAGCTTCTTCCATTCCATCTTTGATATACATATTTTCCATTCGTAAATCTTCATTTATTTTCAATAGATGAACTGCTGACCGCTTCCAATTCTCTTTCGTTTGGTTATCCGTTGCTAAAAGACCGTTTGCGTAATACAGCGAATAAATCCAAACGCCTAAAAAAGTTATGACGATTACGAAACTACCGATTGCTATGCGGAACTGTTTTGCCTTTTTATCTTTTTGTAATTCACTAATAGCCCATAGGTTTGCTAAAATTTCTTTTTCTTTTCGTAACGCCTCAATATGCTTTTGCATTTCTACCATCTGTTTCTCGTTCATCATTCACCCTCCAAGTATGTGTAAATATAAATCAAAGCGATAACTACGATCACCGCACCAGCTATTGTGTTTTCGATGTTCATGTTACGCCTTTACATCTAGTTTATAGATAGCTTTGCTTTCAAGTTCGCTTATCATGTGTTCAGCTTTTAAAGACTCAATTTTGATAGCGAAACGCTGATTTTGTAATTCAAGCTCACGTATTTTTGACTGCATTACTCTTTCAGTGTTTACCGCTTCTGTGATTCTTTTTTGAAGCCATTTAGCATTGACTAGTATTTGATCGCTGTCTTTGAAATAGTCGCATAAGAACTGTGATAATGTTTTTGTTTTCATTGTCATATCCTTGCACAGTAGCCTTCGTGTGATTCTTCATACTTAATATATGTATCTCTAAACTCACCATCTAGCTTAACTGCTATATATCCATCTTTTTCAAGGCTACTTCGCAATCTTCCTTCTTCCATTGGGTAAATATCATATGGAATCTTTTTTCTTGAAACTTCTTTCTTCCCCTTAACTGTATTGACCCAAAACATACATGGTTCACAAATACAATTTCGTAAAGTATCGTCACTCATAAACGGACAAACTTTTTCTTTTGCTTCTGATACTTTCATCAAAAAATCCTTTCCGCTATTTCAGCGAACCAATTTTCAAGCTGTTGTAATTTTTGTTTCATCTTTCACCTCCGTTTTTTAGGGCTTTAAACCCTTAATACAGCCAAGTTAATGTCATCTGTTTGAATGGCTTGACTGTATTAAAAGCTCTTTGTAGTGATACATAGATATAGACACCAATCGCATGGATACGAATTTTTACTGTCTGTGTTTTATAGAATCTTGATAAATACTTGCAGGCTTCCATCTTGTTTCTTTTATTACGCCACTATGTATCACTAGCAAAAGCTCTCTGTGCAAGGGGGATAGCATCTCAACTATCCAATTCAAAATGGTCTCAATGGCGTTCAACCTCTACCGCTTTACGGATTAGTCACCGTCTTTACCCCTGCATCAAAAGCTCTAAACATGGTTTATTTTACGACCATATTTTTGTTTGTCCCTATCGTAATCTTTGGGATGGTAAATCAAATAACTTGCAAGATACCGCACACTCCACCTACTCGTGCCGATGAAACTTTTTATTGATTTAGGTGATCCGTATCTTGTAGAACAATTATAGACTAACTAAGCTTAATTAAGTATAAAAGTATTTTATTCTTTAGTCTTTTTCTATTGATGGGAATTGAACAGATATTCCAAACTTAATTGATAGTGCACGGTTAAGCGTATCATACACCTGTGATATTTCATCACGGTTTAATTCAGTCGTGCTTTTTTTATGCAAAATTGCTTCCTGAATTGGTCGCCATAATGTTTCTTTAACCATTCCATCATTCCAGTTCAATTCTACTTTAACCATTTTTGAGACAGTCAATCCCCTATCGTTTAAAGTATCAGCCAACATTTGAAAGTATTTGTGCATCGCTGAATTTTGTTTGATTGTGCGAGTATCAAAGTTTTTTATGTCAACGGTATAAGTTGCACCGTCTGACATTTTTGATAATTTCTCTTGATCTTCATCAGAGTATGGGATTAATTGCCCACGCTCTTTTTTAAATGTGATTTTCATTTACCACTCTTTCAATGCTTGAATGACTTGTTTTTTCGTACTGTTTCCGATATGTACTGGATACAACTTTCCTATTCCATTTTCCTTACAAAATTCAATCGTTTTATTAACCGCTAAATGAGAATTTAAAGCCCCTTTCAAATGAGAAAATTCACCATCTTCTTTTGCTTTTTCGATAAGTTCTAAAGCTGTTTCGTAATGATGATTACATTCTATTGATGCTGATTGATAGCCGAAAGCTTCGATACCATCAAGCGTGAAAGTATCAGTTATGTGCAAATGCTTCCATCCGTCTTTCATAATGCGATAACCGCAATTCTCAACGTCATGATATGCCATTACGGGAGATATTTTATACTCTCCAAGTTGGTAAACTTTTCCAAACTCAACAACAATTATATGACTATCAACAACTCCGATTTTATGCAACTTATCACGCAACCATTCACCACATACGAATTTAATATTTTCGTGATTAACAAATATCTTGCGGATAGTATCATCTTTTAAGTGGTCACCATGGTGATGGGTCAAAAGTACGAATTCAACCTCTTCAAAATATGACTTCGTTTTAGAATATGGCAAACCGCAGTCAATCATCAAAGTATCAAGAAGAAAGCAATTCCCACCACTCCCTGTTTCGATGGTTTTAAATATCATTGAGATTAACTGTTGTAACTGTTTTAGGTATTTCTACAACTTCCGCATCATTAAACGCATCATGCTGAATTTGTGGTTGTTGCTGGACTGATGATCGTACATTATCAACTTGTACCTCTCTAATCTCTTCCTCTGCATATAGTCCGGTAATGTCAAACGCTTTGCGTAATGCCTGACTTTCTGCAACTTTTTTTAACATTGTTTCCGGCTTTTCTTTCCAAAACTTTGTAATTTCACCGTTATTAGTTTTTTGCACATATTCAGAATATGAAACCTCAACAATCACTGGACGCTCCATATCTGACCTATATACTTTACACATAGCAACTAAATCACTTTTTTGTTCCCATTCTCCATTGATAAGTTTTGCAGTTGGTTTAATCTCGGTGGTTGTTTCAATTCCTGAAAACTTCCCGCTACGGTGCGCTAATGTTAAAAAGCTGTCACGTCCTGCAAGAGGTTCGATTTTTTCAATCCATTGTCCGTTATCGCCTTTACTTTTTCGAGCAATAAAGAAAATCTGCTTTAAAATAGGGTTGAGGTTAAATTTTTCAGCAACACTCATACAATACTTCATTTCCATATCAGTAGCATTTTGTGGGAAAAATTGCTTACGGATAATTACTTTTTCCTCATTAGATAGCCATGTTGATTTCTCAACTTTTGCGATTTCATTACTCATACTTTACTCCTATTTGTGCAAAAAATTCTTTGCATTGTTTTAATTGTGCTTTTGTTGCTAATACTGAAAATGTGCATTTAAAAACTGGTTCTTCTTCGGTAATTAGTTGAGGTGTTAGAACTTGCTGATGCTCTTCAATGAATTGGCTTTGCGTAATATCTTCTCGGAACTGTGCCTTTGCAATACGTTGTGATTCTTCGAGCATTAATCGACGTTCTTCCGCTTGGCGTTCACGTTCTTCGTTTTGCGCTTTGATTTGTTCCTCACGCTGAATTTCGATATTTGTTTCAGAGATTGAACGATTTAAATCACGGCTCATTTGAAACTTTGCAAGCACACGCTCTTTATTTGGGAGTGTTTCGATTGTTGAAATACTCATTTTGATGTTTGCGAGATATTCGTCAATTTCAGTTTTGATTGATTTATCAGATTTTGATTTGATAATCTTCAATCCTAAATCGTCAAAATTGATAAACTCAAACGTGTTTTCTTCGTTAAAGTATTCTTTGATACCATCAATTTTTACCGATAGGATTTTATCGTCCACTGTTGATGCAAGATTTTTAAGCTGATCGTCTGCATTTTTAAACAATGACGAAATAAGCTTTTTGTAATCATCTTCAAAAAGATTGTAGTCTTTCATGATGATTTCTTTAACCATTTTACGCTGATTTTCAAGATCGTTAAAATCTTTTGTTAAATCTGCCCGTGTTCGTTTAATGAGAGATAAATTATCATCAGTAGGTTCGAGCGATTCGATATTAAGGGATTGAATTTTATCCCCAACATTTTTACTAATTATTTCAAGCATTTTATATGCAATGATTGGTTTTTGAGTTACCTCAACTGCTTTGGAAACGTCTAGCGTTTCAACTTCAATTAATTCTACTTCGATTTCTTTCATCTTCTTCACCTCCATTGGTATTTAAAATAGTACACTGTTTTAGCTTAATTAAGTATAAAAGGGTTTTATGTTCTACACTCTCCGCACCATTGCATAGCCATAGCTTTTGCGATTCCGGTGAAAGTTTTTGATCTCTGTTTTGCTCGTTCTTTTGCAGGAAGTTTCCAACAATCAGCGTACCATGTAGGCATTGATTTTCCGCTATCGAATTTTGTTCTTGTTGGCGGTTCTACTACTTCTGTATTTTCTAACTTTTGCAATCCTTTTAACCATAAGCACGTTTTTTTCTCGAATGGTTCACCGAACTGAAATGGGTTTATGATTTGGTCGGGCTTTCTCCATTCACTGCTCATAATTCCAACTGGATTTTCAATAGCAATTTTTTTGCACTTAGAGTTAGCTATCGTCATAAAAAAGTTAATAGCCCACTCGCGATCTTTATGCCGTTGTATTGCTTTTTCTCCGTATCGTTCTACGTTAAACCATCTGTTGCCAGTAACAGTTAGATACGTGCATGGAGGAAATGCAATTATCATATCCCACTTTTTTTCTAGTAACGGAATAACATCTTGTTGTAAGTGCCATTCAGGATGCTCTCCTCCGCATGGCTCAATATCACACGAGTATGCTTCATGACCTAATAATCTCAACTCCGTTGTTACTGCCTGGCTTTCTTCACAAGCTACTAAAATTTTCATCCTCACCCTCTCTTCACAATATTGTTTGCTAACTGCATTACTTCTTTATTGGCTCTCACTGCTGATAGTTGCTTAATATCACGATGTGCATATTTTTCCAACTGCTCTACTACTTTTCTTTCCAAACTATTAGGCTCTGTTTCATTGACTTTCATAATGTACTCACGCCCTCCGATCTCGTTAATAACGTGCGCTTGTTTATCCGATAGATTAAAAGTTTCTCTAATCTTTAGCCCTGCCATAAATTGAACATAGCCTATGCCTCTCGCCTGAGACTCTATAATGGCTGTTTTGTTGATTGAGTGCATAAGGCTAACGATTTCCTTAGCTTCTGCGATAAAATCGTTTTTAGGCGTGTTTGTGTAACGCTCAGATACTATCTTGACCCTATCTAGTCCGTTCTTAAATGAAAACTCATCTCCGCTTAGGTCTTTAAAAAACTCTTTGTACTTTGCGGGAGGTATGTTTGCGATGTAATCTGATATTTCAGCATCTACGAAGTGACCTCCGACTATTTTTAGTTTGCTTTTGATGTCTTGGATTAGTTGGTTTTTCATTTTAAAACTACAATCATGCTATCGTGCATACCGCATTTAGTTGTAACTTTTTCCCCAAAAGTATTTATGCCCTCAAACTTCACACGACCTTTTAAGAATCGGATCTCTTTTTGGTTTGGCAAAATATGTTCGTGAAAAAGTTTTGTTGATGTAGATACTGGCAAAAGTAGGACGCAAACTTTTCCTTTTTTACTCTCTTCTATGGCTTTAACCACGAAAGCCTCTTTTAGCTTCTGTGAGTATGGAGGGTTTATAAAGTTTGATTTCCCCCACTCTTTTAAAAGCCCGTCATTTTCAGGCGTAATTTCTCCTAATTCAAGAGGGCATGGGTCAAAGTCAAAATTAAACTCAGCGTTTAATTCATCATACAAATATTGCGGTGTAGCCCACGAGTCACTATGGTTTAAATTTCTATCTTTCATTTTCCAGCCTCCCATTCTTCCTGAGCATGTTGTAGCTGTATATCAAGCGTTTCACTTGGACTCATGCCAGTATGTGTTTGTATAGCCTTTGCTTTGTCATAGTCTGATAGTGTGACCTCATCCGACCATCTTCCCTCGTTAATCCATGTTGCAGGATTGCACGTAAATCCTTCACGTACAGTTTTGGATAGCTTGTAGCGTTCGATTGCTTCGAGGATAAGTTCCATGTGTGGCTTATGCTTCTTTTTGTTCCATGCTTTTAATGCGGCATCTTTACCTACTTTTTTAGGGTAGGCTTTCCAGAAGGTATCAAAAGAAGATTCTTTAATAATATCTGTAACGAGTGTATCGCACGTTATATCTCTTTTATCTAACTCTATCTCTTCTCTCTTTTCTCTTTTCTCTATCTCTGTGTTACGTGTTGTTACTTCTGTGTTACATTGTAACGCTTCGATGTTCTTTCTATTCTCTCTTAATTTGCGTACTCTTTCGGCACTGTCGCCCTCTGAGCCTATTAATTCAGGGATAAAAGGAAGTATAAAATATTCACTATTTGAGTCCTCCATAAGTCCATTTGAGTTCATAAACGATAAAGTTACCTCAACATTAATAACCTCTTCATCAAGGATTAGAGCAAGCTCTTCCGAGAATGTTTTTTCGATATGTTGAAACTCAATAAATCCACCAGTTTTTATTGATAAGAGCATTATTTTTTGAAGGATGATGGTATATGTATCACCTCCTGCAACTTTACGCAATTTCTTTATTTTTGGGTTATGAAAGAAATCATCTTTTAGTTTTAGCCAGTAATATTTTTTAGACTTACTCATATTTACACCAAGTCAATCAAAGTTAAATTATTGATAAATTCCAAACCAATTTCATATTTAACCGCTGGAAGTTCGTTATAGCGTGGGAGATTGAAATGTTTTTTAAACTTTGACCACACAGCGCGGTGAAGCTTTGAAGTGTTCTCTCCGTCGGATGGGTTAAATGAGTATACTTTTTTGTTTTTAGCGTCGCTTAGTGAGCGTTCTTGCCATGCTTCGAGTCGTTTTGTTTGTTCGAGTAGTGTAACACGATCATCAATGATTTGATTACCTTGTGCAATTAGTGCGATTTGTTCTTGAATTGTCATAGGCTTTAATGCCTCTTTTTCTTTTTCAATAAAATAACGACGGTATGATTTCCCCATCTCGCTATCATCAAGCATACAAAGTTCTTTTGCCATGTCGATGGTTACAATATAGTCAATCTGTGTTGCTTTACCGATAACAAATTTGTTAATCGTAAAATCGGTGTTTTCTTCAAAGCCATATTTTTCAATAGCTCTTTGAATCCACATTGAATAAGGAGTTTTTACCCATAGTGATGTATGAATATCACGACTGTTTACGGAATTAACCGCACCATTACCAATTACATTTGACTCAATTTTTATGAGTTTCATTTTATTCTTTCGGTATGATTATTCAAGAGGAGTGAGAGAGGTACCAAGTCAATCACACGCAGTTAAGCAAACTCTTAACGGGAAAACATTCCCGTGGACTTGGTACCCCGTTAAAAGATTGTAAAAGCATTATAAAACTATGTTTCTTAATTGTAGATAAAAACGACGCTCTTTTATAAGAGGTTGTCGAAAGTATCGCCCTGAGATGAAGCAGGACGATTGAGGTGTTTAGGAGGTGAATAGATGAGGTGTCCTAGATAGGAACAAGGTAATTTTATAGCAAGATAGCTTAGATTAAGCTTGTAGCACTTCTTTTGCTTGTTTAACGTGATCTTGGCTTACTTCGTTAGCTTCGCTTTCTGTGATAGCTTCTAAGAGCGTTAGGGCGAGTTTCTTAGGGATACCGTTAGGAGCTTTTTTAAGCATAGCGATGGATACGTTTGCAATACCTTTTAATAGCGGTACTGCTAGATATTGAAGAGCTAGTATTGCAAGTGGGTTCATTATGCTACCTTTGTAAAATTTATATTATCATTCGTAGTAAAAAATTCAGTCGGGTCATCCATATTCATTTTTACTTGAATATGTAACCATGATGACTCAATTAATACCTTTCTTAAATCAGGGAGTAATCCACCTTTATGCGCCATTATTAAAGCGTTAAATGCTTCTTTTAAATTCATTTTTGGTTTTATATCTGCCGCTTCAAATCTCATGTGGGCTGAACTTTTAGCAACTGAACCCACAGCTTTATTCAATAAATGATTTCTATACCCTGATGTTACTTTTAATGGTGTATCACCTAAGATGTGTCGTATTGATTCTAAGAGTTTTGATAGCCGTTTACCTGCAAGTTTAAATTGTATTGCATCTATACGGTTTTTAGGTACAAGCGCAGGATGGTTATCGCTATCTGTTAATTCTTCAAACGTAAAATATTTACTATATCCTTCCATTACTTAACCGCCTTTCTATATAAAATTTCTTCGATAATTAAAATAGCACGAGTCCCCATGTGTGCAGATACTCCAACAAAAGCCGCAGTTAATACGGGTTCAAGTTGAGCATATTCACATAGGAAGAATGTAATAATACCTATAAACGCTGATACGGTAATATCAATTACCCATCTACGAAATACGTCTTTCCACTTCATACCCATTTTTATATTTGTTAATGTTCGCACTGTCCCCCCTAAAATAGACAAACCAATAACCCACATATAAGTTATAAAGCTATAATTTTCTGGGCTGTTTGGCATATTATTGTTCCTATTTGTGTTTATTTTATTATTATACATCATCTATTGATAAAGCCAAAACTAGCCAAAATACAATAGAGAACGCTATCACAGCTTCAACCATTTATTTCCACCAAAACTAGGTCACGATAGCCTGAAACATCAAGGCGTTCTCGATATGCCGATTCACCTCCAGCACGTACAGCGTAATACATAGCACGAGCTTTCATCTTAGGCACGTTACAGCTCAATAGAGCCTCGTAGAATAGATAATCACACATTCGTCTATCGAACAGCTGTGAGCGATATAAAGCGTCATGTATGAATCCTGCCCATGTATCTTCATCCCCAAAAGGTGCGCCTACGATTGACCATAGCACTTCTGGCTTTGAGAGGCTATCACACGTAAATCCAATAAGTAGAGTAATGCGCCATCTATAACTTTCATACACCAATGGGGATATAAGCTTATATTTTTGCTTTCCTATAAGCTCAATCTGTAATGGTGTAAGGAATTTTGGCATTACTTTGTGCTTGCCAATAGGAAAAGGTTATCAAGATCAGTTGATGTTAGGCTTAAAGTAGTAGCCATAGCGATTAAACTAGCCCAATCTCTCCGTACTTCTGCCGCAAATTCCCATTCGATTTTTAATTCAGCATCTGTGCCGTTTATTATTGCAGTATCTACTGTTGATAATAGTCCTGATTGATGTAAGGCTAAACGTGCTTGACGCATAGTTACGACTTTGGGTATATGTATGATTGACTCATAAGCCAATACCTCTGCCGCTGTTGCAATACTTCCATCTTGTGGTAGGTCGCTATTTATTGATAAAACTTGACCTTGTGCATTTTTATATCGTGCCATAATTACCATCCTCTTTGTGCTATAAATCTTTTTTTCCAACTAGCAAGTGTTATTGTAGTGTTAGACCCTGAGTTAAGTGGGTAGTTTATAATATTAGGTAAAAATAGACTAATAGTATTTTTTGTTTTATTAAGCGTAAACGAATATACCGCCGCTGATACTATAGTATTAGATACAACTTGTCTATCTCCTACATTAAATGGTGATTGAGCAGTAGTATTTTCAATTTCCATATAGGTAATTAATGGGATTACTCCTAGATTAGAGTTTCTGCTATATGTACCAATAGAAGAAGGAAGTGTTGTGTCCCATGCTTCTATATACATACCATTCAAAGCATAACTCACTACGCTTGTGACATTAGTTGCGTTTGTAATAGCCTCACCGATAGGAACTCTCCAAGTTTGTGGAGCAGTTGCACCGTTTCCAGTGTACCCCTTCATCTCTCCAATGTTAAATGTTAGAAGATTGTTTGTAACTGCAGGAGTACCGCCAAATTGCTCTAAGTGAGCGACTACGTTAGCGGATAGTGTAACTGTTCCGTTTGCCGCTACGTCTGCATAAAGGTAGTTTGTAGTGTTTGCAGTAAGCCCAGTTATTGAAGTATCTGCGCTGATTGTACCAATACGATCATTTGATACTTTACCACCTGCCGCATGAATGACGATAGGCGTAGTAGTTGCGGCAATGTTTACTGCAAGCCCTGTACCGATTGAGATAAAGTTAGCGAAACCGCTTGTGTCTACTGACGCTGATTGTACGGTCTGTCGGACTCCTGACGGAGAAGTTGATATAGCGGCTATTGCATCAAATATGCCATTACTTTCTACTGGATTTGTACTTCCATTAGTAGGCACAGAATCAAATGTAAGAGTAGATTGTTTACCAGCTAGAGCATCAAATACACTATTAGAGGATACAGCATTTGCGCTTCCATCGGTAGGAGTTGCATCTACTGTTAAACTTGCCGCACTTGCCGCAGCTTTTATCGCCCAGTGGTGTGCTGAGTATTCCCCAGTAGCTACCTCTACGTCCTCCGCTTCTTCCGCCCATTTGTTAGCTAAGACTACGTCAGCATGAGTTAATACAACATCAGCGTGTGTTAAAACTACGTCAGCATTAGTTAAGACTACATTCGCAGTAGTGGTAACTACATCGTCAGGTATTGAAGTATCGTTCTCTAGTGCGTCAGCCGTAGCGTTCCATCTTAGATATGAGTTTGCTACTGGTGCTGGAATATCTAAATCTACATTGCCAAGAGATTCAGGAACAACGATAGCTCTTTGAAGTTGCACGTTTTGGTCTAATACGAGATACGTTTGGTAGTCTTGGTCTAGGTCTAAAGTATCAGCAAATAAATCCCCATTGGTTACATAGTCAGTTGTTCTAGTAATAGGCAATGATCGTACAAGAGTAATAGTATCATTAACACTAGCGCCTGATACTAGCGTAACCGTACCGCCAAGCGTTCCATTAATAGATACTGTGTAATGAGTGGTAAGAGTTAATAGGTCTGTCGTATCGTTTGCTACTACACCAGCTAAAGTCTTATATACTTTAATATCAGTAGTTGCAAAGATAGCAAAGTTAAATGTAAATACTGTTTGTGATGCTGTTGCGGTAAACTGTTGTTTACCGGGGTTTATGTTAAATGCCATTATCGACCTCCAAATATATCTTCATATTCTTGCTTTGCTTCTTCCAAGGCATCTTCTTTATCCATGTTTTCTTTTTCTATAAGGATATTGGCGCTTCTAACAATATCTTTTGCATGAAGTCGTAAGAATAATTCCTCATCATCTTTAGCAAGTTCTTTAAGTGCTGCCATATCATTCTTTTGTGTGATAGATTGGATATGTTTAACCTTATCATCTTCAAGCATTGATAGATAGTTTTCATCTTGAATTGTATCATTTATTCGCTCATGCAAAGTGCGCCCACTAAAGTCACGGTATTCTTTACGAGCATACGTCAGCCACTTCTCACTATCCTCTGGCTTGATCTTCTGTTTACCTAGAATTGCTCTCGCTGGTGGTACTGCCATTTTCTTAGTTTGCTCATTGAGTCTTAATAGCTCTAATCGTACTGTGTCTTTAGTAGAAGTAGAAGGACTCCAGCGAATATAAGTATAATCATGTGTAACTGGCTCACCGAATAAGTCACGTACTGGCGGTAGTGCTTCACTCATTGTAGGTATTTGAGATTGGATATACTCCATAACCCCTGCCGTATTACGCTTGTACTCATCCATATCCTTAGTGATATTACGTCTAAGCCCTGCTAGTGGTATCATTGTATTAGCATAGCTCTGTGCTAAACGTTGGAATGACTTAGCATCACCCTCGCTTACTGCATCCATAAATGTTTGAAGTCCAACTGCAAAAGTTCTATTTAGAGTGTTCTCGCTGATAGCCACAAGCAAATCACTCATGACACTGTTGAACTTCTCATCTTCCCCATCGTATAAATCTACATAAGAAGATTTACGCTGATAGTCTGCGATAGATGCTGAGATACCAAAGAAGGTAGCGAAAGGCTCTAGCCCCGTATAAGGTACATACTCTTTAGTGCCATCTTTATTATTGAATACCATACTGAATGGCTTCATTCCTGCTGCTTTCCAAGCGTCACGCTCTGCTCTATCTTTTGGAGCTGGGCCAGTAAGACTACCGCTCTCAGCTAACATATACGAAGTAGCCATAATGCCAGTTCCTAAACTCATCTTAGCAAGTGCTAGTTGTCCTTTAGCTCCTCCTGCTGCTACTTCATCTCTAAACTTCTGTTGTAAAACCGCTGCTGGTGTACGCTCAACTAATGTTTGGCGTGTAATGTTACCTAGAGTCTTAACGAATGGAACAACCCATCTAGCACCCGGTGTTTTATTAATAGCACTCATGATATTAGTAAGCATCTTGCCTGGTGTTTCTTGGTACGCCATCTCTTTAGAAAAGTCCTCAGACTTATTAATCATTGATTGGTGAGGGTCATTGATAATATTAGCTAGTGTTTCTTGAAACTGCTCAGGCTGAATCTCGCCACGATTTACCATAGCTTTAGCTTCACGGAATGAGTTAGAAGCTAGTTGCGCTCTCTCATTTAGAACTTTAAAGAATGTATCTGTACTGCCCATAACATTACGCAAAGGGAAAGCCATAGCCTTGAACGCCATATCTGCTACTGCTCCTGATGTTTCACCCATTGCAAACTTTTCAGATGGCATAGGCATAGTGAAGGCTTCACCAGTTGCGCCCATTCCCTTGTAAGGGTCACCAGTCTTTAGTGTTTTCCATCCTGCTTTCATTGCATCTTTAAATGATGATGAGTACCCGATAAGCATAGCTGTCACTTCATCGTTTTGTACCTCGTCCATAGCATGAGCGCCTTTAGGCATCCATGATGCTACTTTACGTTCTGCCATATTCACACTAATATTAGCGATTGTACCGCCAAAGTTTAGCATCTGAGTAGATACGCCCGATAGCATAGATGACATATACTCAGTATAGAGCAAGTCCATACCGTACTTAGCATTGCTAGAGTAAGCATTAACCATCTTATTAATACCTGTTGCGCTCTCTGAGTCGCTTATCATTGCTGCTACTTTAGTAATGTCCAGTTCACGCTCCATAGCTCCTAGCGTCATAAGCACATCGTTCTCATTACCCATCTGAACACCTAGCGCACGTAAGCCTCTACCGTACTCAGCACGAACACCCATGAACTTAGATTGAAACTTACGGTGGAAGTCAAACTGTCTAGCGAACTCAATTTTATCTTGCGGTGAAAACTCACCGGCTACTTTATCCGCTAACATTTTAAGCTTAGTGGCTGATTGGTTAAGCACTTGACGCATAGCTACTACATACTCAGCTGGAGGAATAGCACCACCAGCCTCACGCATAAAGACATCACGCACGAATGTTTCATCTGCTCCTATGTCATTAGCAAACTTCATTAGTTGGTCATCAGATACAACGCCTCTACGCTCAAAGTCAATGTTTGCTTTGTTCTGCTCTGCGATACTTGCGATAACTGAATTAACGTCATCTTCATTCTCTAAAGTATTAAAGTTAATCTGATGCGATACTGAGTCATCGAATTGGTCAATATCTGCTTCTACTAAATTGGCAGCTTCCTTCTCGGGATTAAACTTAGCAAACTTAGGTGATGTTCCCTGCTCCATCTTAGTAAACATAGCATCAGGATTAACATCGTTAGGCATAGGAACTACTTCTGCCTCATGTACTGCTCTAGGCTTAGATACTACCATCTCTCCTATCTTCTTTACTTTAGGCTCAGGCTTCTTAGCCAGTATCTCACGATTAGCCCATGCAGTCATGCGTGTAGGCTTGGCTTTAGGCTTAGGAGTTTCTGCTATTGGCTCAGTAGTATCCACTTTAGGCGTAGGTATTTCTGCACTCACTTTAGCTTTAGGACTAGGCATAACTTTAGATATAGGGACATCAGGAGTGATACCAATAGCCTTAGTGATGAAGCGTGTAATGTCTGCACCTATTCCTGCTTCTTCCTCTGATACATCAGTTACCTCAGCTGGCGGCATTTCAGCCATAACCTGAGCATCTGCTAGAGCTTGTTCATCATCTATTTTTGGTTCAACGATTGTTAGTTCTTCTTCATTCATTTAGCTTCCTCTGATGGTTTGTGTAATTCAATTAGTTCTGATGGAGTTAGATTTTCAAACTTCTTTTTTTGGAATACTCTAAAGCTTTCGGGCTTTCCAGTTACAGCAGAATGAGGGTTTAGTATAACCAATTCTTGTTCAGAATATGGGGTGTTCCAATCTCCAATTCTTACAGCGTCAATATTATTTTTCCATAATCCTTCAATATGATCTTCCAATTCTACACTATCACTTATCTCCGGCATGTCTATTATTTTTGCATCTTTCTTTAAAAGAATGGGCATTACTCTGCCACTACTTTGACTACCAGTAAAATTACTCGCAATATTTCTATTTTTAGATACGCTTATGCCCCAATATTGCTCCCCATATCCTCCACCCTCATAACTTCCTTCCTTCAAAACAATGGAGGGTTTTAGTTTTGTTTCCGATGAAGATGTACCGTGATAAAAAATATTATTATCTAATTCTTGTTCATCTTTAAATCTTGATATTTCATTTCTAAAAGTCCTACTGGATGAGTCAGTGTACATTCCTTTTAGTTCTTTCTTTATTCTATCTTTTGTCCAGTCAGTTCTAGGTTTAGAGATAGCTCGTCTAGTTCTTGTATTGTCAATGGGCATATCCATAAATGCAGTAGGAGGCACACCGCCACCAGCTACTTGCGCCATAGCTTGTTCACCTTCACGGTTGATATAGTCGATACCTTTACCGATAGCCTTCCCAGCTGCCTCGATACCTTTGCCTAGTCCTGCCCCAACTCCTGCACCGATGGCACCTGAGATAGCTACATCTGTACCGCTTACTCCTTCACGTAGTCCTGCATCAGTTTGTATCATCTCTCTAGCTGTTGTATCTCCTGCTGAATAGATAGCTCCCTCAGTAGCTCCTACTGCTAAACCACTTGTGAGATAGTTTCTAATGGAGCTATGTAATCTATTCTTTAGTCCTTCTTTGGCTAGTTGTTGTGCGCCTTTCTTCACGGCGAACCCAGCACCAAGTGTACTAATACCTAAATAGGTAGTGGGGTCAAGTGCTAACTCTTTAACTGCCCTACCAAAACCATCTAATGTAATATCTTTTTTATCGTAGGTATCCATTAAATAAGCAAATGACATTTGTGTTTCAGGGTCTGCTTTCTCTACTGCTAAAACGTCAGGTATCATTCCCATGGCCACGTTATAGTTAAACTCACTCATTTGGTCTATGCCGTACTTAGCTAAGGCTCTATAGTCACCTTGGAACTTCTCACCGTTATTATTCATCTGATATACTTTGCCTGATGCCTCAATCCAGTCAAGGTTAGTAGCTAAATCTTCTTCACGATATGTAGCGCCTTGGTCTTGCATAGCTTTTAGCATAGACTCTGAACCACTGCTTTCTTCTCGATTATATTCTAACTCACTCATCTCTGTCCTTTAGGGATATAGTTTGATGGTTTAGCTGGTGCTTGTGGCGGTGGTGTTGAGTCAATACCAACTTTAGATTTGAGCTTACCAAAAGTGGAGTTTTTAGACTTATTATAAACCTTGACTTTATCCTCGTATTCTTTAAACGATCTATCATATTTGGTGGAGTCGGTCTTATCTTTATTCTTAACAAGGTACGAATCAACCTTTTGTTGCATGGCATCAGGTACATCGAATACATTGATCTTTCCTGCTTCTACATCCTCACGTAATTGGTTCTTCATAGTAAGGCGTAAACGCTTTAGCTCAGTAGCATCGTCAAGCGGAACATTAGCTACAATATAATCATCAGCTACCTTCCAAGGGTCACCGCCCATATTCTGCTTGAATCCACGCATAGCATTAGCCATCTCTTTATCTGATGCAACCCTGCGCTGATGTGATATTGCTTTGCTAATTAATGATTGTTTAGTCTTTGCTGTGAGTCTGTTATCATACGCTATCGTTCTAGGGTTTACTCTCTCGATAGCTAGTTCATAGTCCATAACTACGCTTTCATTATCGGTTAATGAACCTGCGCTCATATCATTCTTTAACTCTTTAAGGTTCTTGTATTCCTCAGGTCTTAGCTTATTTTCTCTAAGCATATCATCAAGCTGTGTATCAGTTGGAGGCTTACCTAGCATAATGTCAGATGATACGTCTAGTGCTTTTTTCTTACTCACTTTTTCAACTAGCGTAGCATTAGCATCAAACGCCTCAGTTTGAGCCTTGAACTTACCATCGATATGCTCATACATTTTCTTACTAATTGCAGTGCGCTTATCCATTGGTAACGCTTTATACTCAGGAGTACTAGTAAACTTCTGCACAAAGTCAGTTTCACCACGTTCTAGGCTTTCATCTAGTCTCATAAGAGTAGTAGTCTCTTGTGCCTTCTCTTGCATCTTCTTAATCTCTAGCGGTATCATACCCTTGTGCATGAGTCCATGTTCTGCTTGTAATGTTATGAGTGAAGTGATCTTAGCCAAAGAGTTTGTAGCGCCTACTGCATCACCATTAGCAATGAATGAGGCATACGATATAGCTTCTTCATCTTTGTAAGCCTCAATAGCTTTATTTTCATTATCACGGTTATTCTTAAAAGCTTCCTTAGCTACATTAGCACCGTATGTGCCTTGCAAGGTCATAGCTTTTTGTTTTAGTATCGCTTGGAACTCAGGTTCAGTCTGCCCCTTTAATGCCTCTTTAGTGTATGCACCGAAAGCATTATTAAAGCCGTTAGGGTCATTGGTAAATTGTGCAGCGTATTGCTCAGCAGTAGTCTTTAGGTCACTCTCAACTTGTACGTTATAGGCAGCCTTAGAAATATCATTATAGGCATTAGCGTAGAACGTATGGCCCTTTTCAATCTTCAATGGGTCACCGCTAAGCATATCGTTAATGGCTTTCTGTTGCCCTTCTTCTGCCACTTCTACTTGGGCTTGTTTATACGCTATGCCATTCCATTCTTCTAAGCGTGTAGATAGTGATTGAAACATTTGCGCTGATGCTTTAGCGGCCGTAGGGTCTACTTGCTGAAACGGTGTTGCTCCGCCTTGGTATCTTTGTAAATCTGCCATTGCTTCCTACTTTAACATAGAGTGTTTATATTTTGCTTCGCTTAGTTTACTTGCACCTTCAACTACACCCATTGCCATAGCTGTATTGCCTGCCGACTTGTATTGCTGTGCTTGTGACTCTGCTCCTGCTCTAATCATCTTAACATCACTCTCATAACGCTTCTTATCGCCCCCAATTACAGAGCTGATACTTTCCATTGCACGACCTGATGAACCCATCATAGCGTTCTGTACTGCCATTGCTTCATTTAATGCTCTTGTGCGGTCTGTTACGTTTGCCTCTGCTGCCATCTTAGCTTGTTCAGCTTGTTGCTTGTACGCCTTCTTCTGTTGCATGCCTGACATTACAGACGTACCAGCTCCTAGAACTGCTGTTGCTATTAATGCTGTTTCAATTCCCATGCTATGCCTCCATTTCTGATTCTATCTGCAATAAATGCAGTGGTAGTGGGTCTGTTTGCGTGACCGTGACGCTGTTAATATCTGAGAACCCAAGGTGTGATATTTCTAACACCCCTGTATATGGATTAGGATTACTATTGAATTGTATAGGGAATTGTCTACCTTGCAATAATGCTCCCTCTACTATTGCGCCTTTAGTATTATACACTCTTAGCCTAGTCTTTAGTACACGCTTCTTACTGTTTACTGTCATACCTTCACGGTCCTGGAAGTTAATCGGCATAGTCGTTATAGTTACAGTAAAGCCTAGACCTACCTCGCAATAATTAGCCGGTCTATCTAGTGTGATAACTCCTGAGCCATTAGGTGTCTTATCAAGCTGTACTGCGCCATCTGATACAACCTTATGAGCTTTGAGTTTCATAGGAGACTCTTCAAGTGTCTCTACCGTAGTGAAGGCAGTACCAGTCTTAACTGTGTTGTGGTCTGTGTACGTTGCAGTATTCAGTTTCTCGATATAGTATGTACCGTCACGCATGACTAAGAAATAAACATCATCACCTACTACTGCACAGTCCTTGAATAACCCTTGTGTAGTCCAATGAGTCCAGCCTAGAATATCCTCACTACGCATAGTATTAAGTACGAGGCAGTTACCATTATCATCTATCATGTAAACAAAGTCGCTTATATTATCAAGCGTACCCTTCTGAACATCGATAGTGCGTATGTTTGTGACTAGATGCTCTGACATAAGCAAAGCATTAACCGATACGAAAGCATCCTCATTAAAGTTATAAAGGAATTGGCGCAATGCTCTGCCATTACGAGATACATACAATGTAGAACCATCAACGCTCACGGGTCTTATTCTCTTAGCTCCGTAGTTAGTCTGCATCAACCATGATGAGTCAGAAGGCGTTATGACTTTAGACGGGTTATAGAACTCTCCACCGCTAGTAAAGATTTGTAGGTTACGTCCTGAGTATATGCCTTGAATAGCATTATATTGGTCAGTGTCAAGAGTATCAAATAGTGCTTCATCTGCTAGCCCGGTCCCCATGTTAAAGTTAAAGAAGTCATTAACTACGCTACCCCATGCAGTGCTTATCTTGGACTTACTGCCACCAAACCATAGTCTGCCACCATGAAAGGTACAAGTACGAGGCCATCCACGTGTTACACTCCATACTGCCTCAGCCCCTGAGCCAAAGTTATATGTAGGAATGTTTGTAAGTGTAATAGCTGATAGTGTCCAACTTGCATCAGTAGCACCACGTACTAGCTTTTGTGGCTGGACATCCTCTTGTACGAATATCATAGTATCCGCTGACTGAACCATATCGAAACTATCTACTATTGCAGTAGTAGTGTACGGGCTTGTAACTGTTGCTACTTGTGCGCCATCTTTGTAGATATGAATTAAATCGGTTGCTACAATGATTAGGTAACGCTGTGTAATCGAGAACTCAAACGACTCTAAACGACAATACTTATTAATGTAGCTACCAGATACCCGTGACATACCGGGTCTACGCTTTAAACCGCCATGAGGCATGATGACTACATTCTCGGCGGCAGAGCATGACTTGTAATACTT